CTTTCGGGGGCTAGGACTGCCTTGTACTGCATCGCATTGATCAGCGATCCCTGTCCTTGTCCTCTTACCTCCATTCGAGGCCGAGGTACAGGAGGGTGCAGCCGTCCTTCGGGACGGCTGCGCTGCAGTAGGTAGGGCTAGCTTTGGTAAGCTAAAACCATGGCAGCTGGGATGAAAACCCAACTACTTTAGGCTAAAGTCGGTGCCGAATGTGGCACGCCATGATGGCCGAACATGATGTTCGCGAACTTAGGAGAAAGACTGATGTATGTAGCCACAGGGGTATCTCTCCAGGCAAAACCCAGTATATCGGGTAATGTTCGGAAGAGTTATGTTACTGTATTAAACTCACAGCAACAAACACCTTCTGTGGGCATTGTCATCACCAATAACTGGCTTGACCAAACAAAGAGTCACGATCAAGTGGCCCCTTTGCTCAAGACAGGCTTCCAACCTGACGGTTGGAGGTTTCCCCTGACATACCGCCGGATGGCGACTGTGTCAGTTCAGGAAGCTTACTCCTTTACTAGCAAGAAGCCCACTGGGCAACTTGTGAAGTATTGGTCTGATAGGACTCCTATGCAGGCCGATTGGGGTCCCGGATCCGGATTGCCTTACAATGGCATGAGGGTTTCGGGTGGTGTTTACGTACCTGACGTGAGTTCAAACCTCATCGCTCAGGTCGAGACAGAGTGCCTCGACCGTTTGAGTAACGCTAAGGTCAACCTTGGTAATGCTCTCGCGGAAGTTGGTACTACAGCTGAGCAATTAGCTGTTGCCGTTACTTCCTTGCTATCTGCCTATAGGGCAGTGAAGCACGGAAACTACAAGCTAGCCGCTAGGTGGTTAGGCACTGCGTTCACGGGGTCCACGAAATCGGATCCCAAGAAAGCATGGCTTGCCCTCCAATACGGCTGGTTACCGCTTATGTCGGACATCTACGGGTCCGCTCAAGCCATTCAACGTGGCGTTCGAAAGAACAATACGAAGATTAAGGCGGAGCGAACTGTCATACAGGATTATCCTGAATTCCCTCGCGGGAACCAGGGTACTTGGTACTACTCAGGCAACACATATGTGGGCTGCAAAGTCCTCCTCTATGCTAGCATTGATAGTGCCTGGCTCGATACTGTGAACTCTCTCGGCTTGCTAAATCCTCTGGAGATAGCTTGGGAGGTTCTGCCGTATAGTTTTGTGGTTGACTGGTTGATTCCAGTTGGCAACGTTCTTACGGCATTGACTGCACCGATCGGCTTAACGTTTAAGTCAGGTACACGAACAGAGAAGTCATGGCAGCAGGTACAAATAAAATGTGCCCCTATGCCAAATGCCTCTGGAGGTGTACCAGTGGGAACCCTGCCTACCGTCAGCAATCAGAACTTGTGTCTGTTGCGAACTACGTACGCGGCATTTCCTATTCCTAAGGTGTACTGGAAGTCTCCTTTCTCCACCAAACACGTGGTGAGCGCTATAGCGCTTATCGCCCAAACCAGGAAGTAACCTGTGCCGGCACATGCTTCGTTTACGGTCAACGACCGCGCTACGACGCCAGTAGCCCATACCTTCACCCCGGTGAATATCGACCCTAACGGGGTCGCATCGTGGAAAGAGGCTTTGGGTGTACCTGTGGGTGAAAAGATTGTCACCCTCTCGAACAAGTTCTCCAACGGTAAGTACCGTGTGAAGCTGTTGTTCAAGTACCCTATCGTTCAGACGCAGGTCATTAACGGGGTTTCGACTCCCGTTGTTGTGCGCACTGCGTACGCTGAGTTGAACTTGACGTTCGAAAGTACCTCGTCGCTTCAAGAGCGGCAGGATACAGTCGGGCTGATTTACAACTCGATGGTCGCGTCACAAACGATGATGGACGGCGTCTTGACTGCCCTCGGGAACATCTACTAATGATGAACCTGAGTGCCGTTGAGATTGCTTTCCTTGTTGCGGCTCTCCTCATGGCTACCGCTTGTTCACCCATTCCGAATTCCTCGGGTGGCATGAAGTCAAGCTTTCGGTCAGAGATCCCCGTTACAGGGACCATTCTGTATGAGACTCCTTAGTCTCATCTTGTGGACACTGAGGGCAATAACGCCCTTAGTTAACTTTGTATGGATGAAGTCCTATGAAGTCACTGAAGACAACACCCGGCGGAAAGTCAAAACCTGTCGGTTACCTTCCACAGATAGCGACGAGCAACCTCCTCCATGAATTTGGATCTGCCTTTTCTTCTTTGGCAGATGGTTTCTCGATGAATCCGCTCAACTGGTTGGCCTTTAAAGCCAAGTACCAGGCTGAAAGTTGGCTTAGCAAATATTGCGTAGCCGACCCGAAGCGAGCGGAGTTTCGCAAAGACGCCGCCATTAAGAAGTGGCTTAGCGTCGACTTCCGGAACGAACGTTCGAACTTCAGAATCCAGTTTGATGACGCTTATTTCAGGATACCCTCACGGGGTTCTGATAGAACGTCAGCAGAGACGGTTCTGGAGCTGGCTCGTGGTTATGTGACTGATATCATAGGTGAGGAACCTCCTCTCGATCTCTTTGAGATGGGGCAATTCACCAACGGTGCCAGTACGCGGATATCACGTTCACCAGACGCAATCGCAAGGAAATTTGTGGGTAAAGCTGATGTAACTCCTTCAGCTTGGCCGTATTTCGAGTCTCTACTCGAAGTATTGCCGGGTTGGGGGAAATTGGCCACAGAGTTTGGCTTCGAGCCGAACTTCGTGGACTCTAGCATCATGTTCACAGTTCCGAAGAACTCTGAGATAGATCGCGTGGCTTGTAAAGAGCCCGAGATCAACATGTTTCTTCAAAGGGCAATCGGTAACTACTTCCGAAAGTCCTTATTGAAGAAGGGTAGGATTAATCTGAACGATCAGACGATCAATCAGAAATTGTCCAGGTATGGGTCATACAGGAAAGATCATCCCCTGTACAGACCATTAGCCACAATCGACTTATCATCGGCTAGTGACTCAGTTACTACGTCGTTGGTGAGCAGGTTGTTACCTCCGTCATGGTTTGTGCTATTAAACGACACCAGGGTGAAAACCACGGTGTTGCCAGATGGTACAGTTCATGAGCTGAACATGTTTTCCAGTATGGGTAATGGCTTCACGTTTGAGCTAGAGAGTTTAATCTTTCTAGTTCTCGCTAGGGCCACAACAACCCTATTGGGTCTCAAAGGTCGTGTCAGTGTTTACGGGGATGATATAATTGTCCCCAATGACGCTGCTCCAAGACTTAAGCAAATCCTTCTCTGGTTTGGCTTCAAGGTTAACCCCTCCAAGTCATTCTGGAAAGGCAAGTTTCGCGAGAGTTGCGGCGCCCATTGGTTTTTGGGTCACGACGTAACACCCTTCTATCTCCGCGAACCTCTTAACGACCAACGAGATCTTATCAATCAGCTTAACCAACTGAGAGAGTGGATTTGTCGCGAATCAGTTAACGGGTTGTGGACCTACGATTACACCGATGAAACAGGTTTGTCAAGCTCAATCGTTGATGCTTGGCGAACGATGTCGCGGTACGTATGGACCACAGTTCACGGGGGAAGGGATTTGGAAGCGAGTGACAGTTTAGTGACCCCGGCAATCCCAAGGAAGCGCTTCATTGCGCGACCGAAGGTCTTCGAGGTTATTCAGACTGGTGCTTTCCTCCATTGGTTACAGGTTAGGGATCGCATCTCAGAAGATGCGGTTACCTCAGAGGCAGCTAACATTGGGAGGTTATTCCTTTCCAGTGCTAGTCCTCATTCGGGACGGGAGTACCCCACCGACTGGCTCTTTCTTCACGAGCTAGAAGGTGTGGTCTTACTGCCACACGACGTGTGCATTACAGAACAGGAGAGTCCGAGGACGATTCCTGTCTGCCCACTTACCCCCACTATGAATTAGTGGGGGCCGCCGAACAGCGGTGTGCCGCTACCTAGGTAGCGCCAGGGAG